ATATTATTTAAGGCGTAGAGGTTATAGAGGTTATTCAATGAATAGACCTGATAAAGTTTGGAATAAATTATCTACAACAGAAAAAGAAATAGGTGGTATACCAAACACTAGTGAAGATATAAAACAAGCTCACGCTGCAGCAATTGAAATGTATATTCAAGAAAAAGTGGGAGAAGTAAAAGAAGGTCAATATGGTAATATGTATTTTAATACAACGCTTAATGACTGGAGTAAGTTTGATATAAACAAAAGAACAAAATACGATGCAACTATTAGTTCTGGTTTAGCTATAATGGCTTGTAATAGGCATTTATATAAACCAAATCCAAAAGTTGAAAAAGTACCTGTAAATATAAGTATTGCAAGATACAACAATAGAGGAATAAATTCAAAAATAATAAAGTAAATATATGGCAGAGTCTGTACATAAACATTTTCCTTCTCAAGTTGTTAGTGATTTAGAAAAAATGACTATCAAGTATGGTTTAGAAGTTGGTAAAGCTATCGAGCTAGAGTGGTTTGACGGTCCATCTTCTCATAGATATTCACATCATCAAAGAAGATTTCATAACTTAAGATTATACGCAAGAGGAGAACAATCAATACAAAAATATAAAGATGAATTATCTATTAATGGTGATTTGTCTTATCTTAATTTAGACTGGACACCTGTGCCAATTATACCTAAGTTTGTTGATATAGTTGTAAACGGTATGGCTAACAGAAGTTTTGACTTAAAATCTTATTCTCAAGACCCATTTGGAGTTGCTAAAAGAACTGAATACATGGAGTCTATAATGAAGGACATGAGAACAAAAGAGTTTAATGACCAAGCAAAACAACAATTTAATATGGATCTTTACGCTAATGATCCAGAAAAATTACCTGAAACTGTAGATGAGTTAAGACTTCACATGCAACTAACTTACAAGCAAGAAGTTGAAATGGCTAATGAACAAGCTATAAACGTATTAATGGAAGGTAGTAGATATGATCTTACAAGAAGACGTTGTTTAGAAGACTTGACGGTTTTAGGTATTGCAGCTGTAAAAACTACATTTGACTTTGGCGAAGGTGCTCAAGTAAAATATGTTGATCCAGCTAACTTAGTTTATTCACATACAGACTCACCATACTTTGATGATATATATTATGTTGGTGAAGTAAAAGAAGTTCCAATAAACGAAGTTGCAAAAGAGTTTCCGCATTTAACTCAAGAAGACTTAAAACAAATACAAAGAGATTATTCTGCATATAACAGAGGTAAAATAACTAACGCTGACAATGATAAAAACAAAGTAAATCTTTTATATTTTAATTATAAAACATTTATGAATGACGTTTATAAAGTTAAAAAGTTATCTACAGGTGCAGAAAGAACTATAAGAAAAGATGATAACTTTAGACCACCTGCAGATGCAGCTGATTATTCAAGAATACAAAGATCTGTTGAATGTTTGTTTGAAGGTGTTAAAGTTTTAGGTTCTGAAAAAATGTTAAGATGGCAAAAAGCCACAAACATGATGAGACCTAAGAGTGATTATAATAAAGTAAAAATGAATTACTCTATAGTTGCACCTAAAATATATAACGGTAAAATTGAGTCAATAGTTAGTAGAATTACTAGCTTTGCTGATATGATACAATTAACGCATTTAAAGTTACAACAAGTATTGTCACGTATGGTACCAGATGGTGTTTATCTAGACATCGATGGTTTAGCTGAAGTTGATTTAGGTAATGGTACTAATTATAATCCACAAGAAGCATTAAATATGTTTTTTCAAACTGGTAGTATAATTGGTAGATCATTTACTGGAGATGGTGATCAAAACCCTGGTAAAATACCTATACAAGAAATATCAAATGGTCAAGGTGCAGGTAATAAATTACAAGCACTTATAGGTAATTATAATTATTATCTACAAATGATTAGAGATGTTACCGGTTTAAATGAGGCTAGAGATGGTAGTATGCCAGATCAAAGATCATTAGTGGGTATACAAAAACTTGCGGCGGCTAATTCAAATGTAGCAACTAGACACATATTAGACGCTAGTTTGTTTTTAACTGTTGAAGCTGCTGAACAATTGTCATTAAGAGTTTCAGACATAATAGAGTACTCACCAACAAAAGACGCTTTTATACAAGCTATAGGCGCTCACAACGTTGCTACTCTTGAAGAAATGTCAACACTACATTTATATGATTTTGGTATATTTATAACATTACAACCTGATTCAGAAGAAAAACAAGTGTTAGAAAACAACATACAAATGGCGATACAGCAAAAGCTAATTGATTTAGATGATGCCATTGATTTACGTGAGATTAAAAATCTAAAGATGGCTAATCAAATGTTAAAAATACGTAGAAAAAAGAAAGCTGAAAGAGATCAAAAAGCTGCTGAAAGAAATATGCAAATGCAGTCGCAAAGTAACCAGCAAGCTGCACAAGCTGCATCTCAAGCTAAAATGCAAGAAAAGCAAGCTAATACACAGTCTGATATAGAACTTGAAAAAGCTAGAAATGAAATGAGAATACAATACCTAAAAGAAGAAGCTGCATTAAAAAGAAAACTTATGGATCATGAGTTTGAAATTAACAAAAAACTTCAAGGTATGCAAGCTGACGCTAAAATGCAAAGTGACAGCAACAAAGAAGATCGTAAAGATCAAAGAGAAGAAAATAAGCAAGCCCCAAGATTTGAATCATCAGGTAATGATGTTATGGGACAAGGCTTAGATATAAACGCTTAATTATTTAATATTATTTTATCATGGAAGAAAACAATGAAGTAGTTGAAGAAACTACACAACAACCTGTGGAGGAAACCACTGAACAAAAACAAGAAGAATCACATGTGTCTTTTAACGAAGACGGTGATATAAAAGTAGATTTAAACAAGTTTAACGAATTAAACAAAGAACAAGATGCCGTTTCAGAGCCACAAACAGAGGAAGTTCCTGTACGCGACGAATCCGAACCTAGCGAAGGAGTTCAGCAAGAAAACGTCGAAACAACAAATGAAGAACTTACCAGAGAAGAAGAACAAACCGTTCAAAATGAAGAATCAGCAACTACTGAAAATGTTGAAGAAGAACAGGTAGTAGAAATGCCTGAAAATATCCAAAAGTTGATGGACTTTATGGAAGAAACAGGTGGTGATTTAGCTGATTACGTTAGACTAAATACAGATGTAAAAGATTTAGATGACTCAGAGGTTTTAAATGATTATTACAAATTAACAAAACCACATCTAGATAATGAAGAAATTAATTTCTTATTAGAAGATAAGTTTTCATATGATGAAGACGAAGCTGATGAAAAAGAAATAAAAAGAAAAAAATTGGCCTTAAAAGAGCAAGTTGCGGAGGCTAGAGCCTACTTAGACGGGCAAAAGTCTAAATATTATGAAGATATCAAAGCTGGTTCAAAGCTTACGAGTGAGCAACAACAAGCTATTGAGTTTTATAATAATTATTCACAGGAGGAAGAGCAAAGCTTGAAAGTTGTAAAGCAACAGCAAGAAACTTTCTTAAACAAAACAAACCAAGTATTCAATAATGAATTTAAAGGTTTTGAGTTTAATGTTGGTGACAAAACTATTACTTACAATGTTCAAGATATTGAAAAAACTAAAAACACGCAGTCTGACATAAACAACTTCGTTGGAAAGTTTCTAAACGATAAATCAGTTATGGAAGATGCTGCGGGTTATCATAAAGGTTTATTCACTGCAATGAATCCTGACGCGATAGCTAAACATTTTTATGAACAAGGCAAATCGGATGCTATAAAGCAAACGGTTTCTGAAACAAAAAATATAGATACGTCTAGACAGTCTCATAAAGTTTATGAAGGTGAGGGCGGTATTAAGTTTAAAGTTTTAGGCGAAGATTCAAATGATATGAAGCTACGTATTAAAAAACGAAACTAAATATTAATTAAAAACATTTATTAAAATGGCTGTAACAGGTGTAGCGGCTGGTAAATTAACTCCAGCCCCAAGTAAACAAACCCTAGCTACTGCGTACATTGATTTCGCAAACGCTGGGTCGAACAGTGCAAACTGGGCGCAACAATACCTGCCAGACTTGATGGAAAAAGAAGCTGAAGTGTTCGGTAACAGAACTATCTCAGGTTTTTTATCTCAAGTTGGTGCAGAAGAAGCTATGGCAGCTGATCAAGTTATTTGGTCAGAGCAAGGTAGATTACATTTATCTTACAAAGCTGTAGCTGGTTCAAACGTATCTGGTGAACTAAGATTAACTATGACAAACGCAACTGACGTTGATGGTAATTCTATCGGTAACGGTGGTCTTGATCATGGTATTAGACCAGGTGATATGGTAATGGTATCTGATGCTAACAAAACTGTACAAGCTTATGTACAAACTGTAGCAACTTCAGGTACTGCAACTGTAGACTGTGAAAGATACGATGGTAACGCAAATGGTTTAGCTGATCTTGATGCAACAGGATTAGTTGTACTAGTTTATGGATCTGAGTATGTTAAAGGATCTATAGGTAGAGCTGGTGCTAACAAGCCAGAGCATTTATCAAGAAAAAACAAGCCAATCATATTAAAAGATAAGTACGAAGTATCAGGATCTGATGCATCTGCTATCGGTTGGGTTGAAATTTCTGGTGAAGAAGGTCAATCAGGTTACCTATGGTACTTAAAAGCTTCTGGTGACACTAAAGCTAGATTCTCTGATTACTTAGAGATGGCAATGTGTGAATCAGTAACTGCTGGTACTGGTATGGCTGCATCTACTGTAACTGGTGCAACAGGTGCTATCGGTGGAACTGAAGGTTTATGGGAAGCTCTAGAAGATAGAGGTAACATAACTAACTTCTTCGATGGATCTGGTACTGCTGCTGATGCATTAGATGAGTTTGACGCTATAATCGCTGAGCTTGATAAAAACGGTGCTATTGAAGAAAACATGCTTTTCGTAGATAGAGGTGCTGCTTTACAAATCGACGATATGTTAGCTGCTCAAAACAAATATGGTACTGGTGGTACATCTTTTGGTGTATTTAATAACTCTGAAGACATGGCATTAAACTTAGGTTTTTCAGGATTTAGAAGAGGTTCTTACGACTTCTATAAGTCTGACTTTAAATACCTAAACGATGCTGCAACAAGAGGTTTGATTAACTCTACAGATCTTGTTAACGCAATACATGGTGTTATGATACCTGCAGGTGTATCTTCAGTTTATGACCAATCATTAGGTAAGAACTTAAAGAGACCTTTCTTACATGTACGTTTTAGAGCTTCTAATTTAGAAAGCAGAAAGTACAAAACTTGGACTACTGGTTCAGTTGGTGCTACTACTTCTGATTTAGATGCGATGGAAATGCATTTCTTATCTGAAAGATGTTTAGTAGTACAAGGTGCAAACAACTTTGTATTATTAAAAGGAACTAGCTAGACTAGATTATTTATAAGGATCGAGGCTTCGGCCTCGACCCTTTATTTTATTAACTTATATTATATTATATCATGGAAAAAGAAAAAGTAGAAAAGGTAGAGGTACCTGTTGTTAAAAAACAAAAACCTAAAAGAGTTGAACCATCAGTAAAAGAAATTGGTGGTTGGGAAATAAAACAAAGAACTTATGTTTTAAAAAATGGCAAAAGACCATTGTCTTATTCTATAAGAGCTAGAGGTATGTATTACTTTGATGAAGAAAAAGGTTATGAAAGAGAAATACAATTAACTAGAAACCAAAATACAGTCTTTGTTGATGAATTTAAAGGTGATATTAGACCTGCTAGAATTGTTTTTAGAAACGGTTATATTACTGTTCCAAAAGAACAAGTTGTTATGCAGAAAATGCTTTCGCTATATCACCCTTCAAGAAACACACTTTATGTTGAGTTGCAACCAAAAGCCCAAGCTGCTTCTGAATTAACTAACATAAATACAGAGCTTGATGCAATGATAGCTGCTAGAGAAATGGATGTTGACATGGTAGAAGCTATTATGCGTACAGAGATTGGCTCTAGAGTTGCAGAGATGACTTCTAAGGAGCTTAAGCGAGATGTTCTTGTATTTGCTAAGAATAATCCAATACTGTTCTTAAATTTAATGAAAGATGAAAATATACATCTTAGAAATTTAGGTATAAAAGCTTGTGAGCAACACATCATAGAACTTTCAAGTGATCAAAGAACGTTTACTTGGAGATCAACTGGTAGAAAACTACTAAATGTTCCGTTTGAAGAACACCCATATTCAGCTTTAGCCGCGTGGTTTAAAACTGATGAAGGTATGGAAGTTTTAAAATCTGTTGAAAAACAATTAAGATAAACAAATAGTATGTAATCACCCTTCGGGGTGGTTACAATACTTTAATAAAAAATAATATATGGCAATAATAGTAGCTGGTCAAACGACCATAAGTATAGATACAGTATATCAAAGAGTTTTAGCACTGGCTAACAAAGAACAAAGAGGCTATATTACGCCACAAGAATTTAACTTGCATGCAAATCAAGCTCAGTTAGATATATTTGAGCAATACTTTTACGACTTAGCTGCAATGACTAATCTAAGCAAAAGAGACGAAGCAAATACAGGTCCAGGAGCTAACAACGCGTTAGAGCCAGATTTTGGTGATACTGTTAACATACTTAGAGAAAAAATATCTATATACAAAGGCCCTGATGCCGAATTAGTACCTGACACAACAAATAAGTGTTATCGCTTACCAGCAATTGGAACAGGTATATATCGAACTGGACGAATGTACTATTCTGGTACAGGAGGATCGTCAATCCCAATAGAACGTATACACCAACATGATTTAGATAAAATAGTAGAGCACTTTACAGCTAAAACAGCTAGTAAATGGCATACTACTGATGACGCTGAGTTTTTTTATACAGAAAATACAGATGGTAGTTTTTCTTTATATAAAGAAGATTCAGCCACACCTATAACATCATCTAGTCAATTAAAAGTTGAAGTTGTAGCTGAAGTTCCTAGAGCTGTAAATTGGGCTTACGTAGTTGTAAATGAAAAAGCTTTGTACGACTCTACAAACTCTGTAGACTTTAACTTACATAGATCAGAAGAAACTAACTTAGTTATAAAAATATTAGAATTAGCTGGTATAACAATAAACAAACCAGGATTAGTACAAATAGCTTCAAATGAAGAAGCTCAAAATGACGGACAAACAAAATAATAAAAAATGCCAAACAACTTAATAACACTAACACATCAACAATATTATCAAGGTCCTGACGGTACTCAACTTAGTGGTGATGATTCACAATATGGTAATTATCAGTTTGCTAAAGTTGACGATGTTATAAATGATATTATAGCTTCTTATTGTGGTCCAGATAAAATGTTAGAAGGTACTAGAAAGTCTGATGTTAGATATCACGCTTATAGATCATTACAAGAACTAAGCTTTGATACTTTTAGATCTACTAGAGCTATGGAAATAGAAGTACCACCATCATTAATTATGGCTTTGCCTCATGACTTTGTGGGTTATGTAAAATTAACTTGTAAAGATGATCACGGTATAGAAAGAACTTTAATGCCTGCAATAATAACTAGCAACCCAACAGCATATAATCAAGATACTGATTATAACTTACAATTTGACGGTCAAGGCGAAGCTACACTTGCTAGTGATTCAAATACTTGGACAGATTACAAAGCTAGCAGTACAGATAGTTCTTCTACGCTAGATACTAAGTATGATGACACTGATTATATAGAAGACTCAAGTGGAGCAATATATGGTGCTGAACCTAGACACATGAACGCTAACGGCTCTTTTTATATAGATTATTTAAGAGGTAGAATACACTTTAGCGGTAACATCAATGGCAAAACAGTTACGCTTAAATATATAAGTGACGGTGTTGCATATTTACAAAGTGGTGTAGCAGCTGATGCTGGAGGTGTTAGCTGGTCTTCAGAAATAAATGTTGAGCAAGATTTTATTGTACATAAGTTTGCTCAAGAAGCAATGATAAAACACGTGTTGTATGCTTGTATGCAAGGTAGAAAAAATGTTGATTACAATATGTTACAATTGTTAAAAAAAGAACGTTTTGCTGAAACTAGAAAAGCAAAAATAAGATTATCAAGTATTAAAATTGAAGAGATTACCCAAATACTAAGAGGTAAGTCTAAATGGATTAAACACTAACACATGGCTGAAATAAAAAGAAATTTTACCGATCCTAAAATGAACAAGGATATGGACGAGAGAGTTTTACCCTCTGGTCAGTATCGTGATGCTAACAATATACAAGTAGCAACATCTGACGGTTCTGACGTAGGGTCATTACAAACTCTTCTTGGTAACACTAAAAAAAGCGTAAACATTACAAACGAAGATTATTCTACTTGTGTTGGCGCTATGGCTTTACCTGAAAAAGATTTAGTGTATTATTTTGTTCATGGTGGAGGAGCTAGAGGTTTTGAGCCACTAGCAAAAAAAGATTATATAATAGAATATGACACTATATCAAATACTTTTAAATATGTTTTTGTAGATATATATAGTGTTAAAAGAACTCAAAGTGGTGCTAATACAAGTGATAAGTTTTTTACAATATCAGACTTAGGTAATAGTAACATAAACACAACTAACGTTAGAGTTGGTATGTTAATAACTGGTACGTTTAATAGCGGTAATACTGTTTTAACTAGAAATGCCAATGTTCGCGTTACAGATATTGTTCACACTGGATCTAATACTTACAAAATATATCACGATTACTTGT